TATGCCTTTATATGTGAAGATGGACCAAAAGGAGTGGGTACAAGGAGACTATACGGATAGTACAACCTATGATTTATCTGGAACTATATACAGAGACAATAGATTATCAACAGCAGAGACTTCACTAGATACTTTTACAGGAGAATTAAGATTAATTGACGCAAATGATGGTTCTCCACAATATACTACAACTCAAAACCTCACATTAAACTCTGATGGTACATTTTTAGTTAAATTCTCAGAAGGAACATCACCTTCACTACATGGAATGCTTAAAGTACGCCTAAGATGTACTGTTTCAGGTTCAAGACTAACAGCAATAGGAGTCAACGGTTCTGATGAAGTTTACTTTGAATTTGACTAATTTTACTTCCTTTTCACTCAAATAACAACAAAAACACATGGTTTTACCAGTAAAACGTTCTGATGGTACTTATGTTTGGCCAAAAGACGCTGTTTTACCTAAAGAATCAGCAAAAAATACTAAATATGACGGTTCTATAGAGGTTTTAGAGACTTTTAACAACAAAAGTGAGGTAGAACAGTCAGGATGGTCTAATGAACTAGCACCAGACAGACCTTTTGCAGAAACATTAGACGCTGTAAACAAAGATCCTAGATTAAACCTATCAAATGAGACGTATGTTCAAATGATTTTAGGAAAAGGATTAAGAGTTACAGCAAAAAAACAATCTGTAGCAGATAAAATCACAGATTGGTTTGAAGAAATTATGTGGGATGAGAAGTTAGAGGATGGATTGTATAGTTATTGTGGAGGAGGTAATATGATGTTTGAACATGATCCTACATTTACAGAATATATAGAGGTTTCAATGCCTACAATAGAGTCTATCATAAGAAAGAAAGATGGAAAGATAAAATATTACAAACAACACGTTAATGATAATGATATTAAACTAAAACCCTCAGAAGTGGTACATTTTAAACTAACCAATGTGGCAAGAGAGGCATTTGGCAGAGGATTACATCACTCGGTTTTATCAAGATACGAGAATCCTGATACAGGAGAGATATTTGAATCACCATTAATCCAAATGAAAGAGATGGAAGATGCTATGCCAAAGATATTCAAAGGACACGCAGATCCTACTACAATGTTCTACTTTGCAGATGCAGGAGAACAATTCATCAAGAATCAGGCAGACGCTTTAAAGAAGATGAAGAAAGGATCAAAGATAGTTACAGATAAAGAATTTAAAGTTGATATTATAGAGGCATCAGGTAATAGTAAATTTGATGGATATATTGAACATATACAAAGAGACTTGTTAGAACCAGGTTCTAAATTCCCATTACAATTCTTCAACGCAGGATTTACAGCTAGAGCAGCATCAGAAAGTACTGACTCTGTATTAACCAGAAAGGTTAAGAGAATACAAGAGAGATTAGCATCACAAATCAAGATGAAGATGATTATTCCTTATTTAAAGTTAAATGGTGGTTCATCAGTTAAACCTAAAGACATTCAGGTATTCTTTGAAACTCCTCAGAAACAAGAGGCTACAATCACAGATGTTACTACAGCATTTAGAGATAATCTTATTAAACGTTCAGAGGCTAGAAAGTGGTTTATCCTTAATAGTTCTATTGATATTAATGAGGATGATATGGAGGATTTGAAGCCTATTACATCAGTCACTCCAACTAATACAGATGGTGGAGAACCTAAACCTATACCTAAAGAGGAACCTGTAAAGAAAGAATCAAAAAGGAAGAAATATTAATACTTCTCTATATTCCTAGAATCCCAAATCACTCATGGCAAAGCAGATAGGTGGAGTAGCACTAATGCCAAGAGAGTCAAGAAATGGTATTTTTTATGATGTTGAAGAATTAAAGAAATTTGATGGGGTTAAAGTACCTTTAAGAGTAGAACATGGAGGACCAAACACAAACATAGGAGAAGTTACATTTGCATTTAACGAAGAAAAATCACAGGTAACATATATAGCAGAGGTTACAGATGCCAAATGGCAATCTATTTTAGATAACGAACAGTATCAAGTATCAATAGGAGCATCAGTATTAGAGCAACGAGAACTATGTGACCAAATGAAATCCAAATGTCTTAATGCTCCTGTACTTAAAGATATAATTGAATTATCAGTAGTTAGAACACCTGGAATACCAGAGGCTACTATGAACGTATTAGAGAGTAAAGATGTATTATTTGAGAAGATTATAAATGAGGATGAACAAGATACAGCATTATCATCATTTAATGGATTTATAGATTCACAAGCATTACTAGGAGAATTAACTACATCTATACAAGCAAAGAGTCCTGAGACAGCACCAGAAGAAATACAAAGAAAGGCTATGGAGATTCTATCAGGCTTGGAAAACGCATTTAGAACTATTATAACTCCTCCAACACCAGAAAACACTTCCAATATACCAACTCCTCAAAGTTCAACTATGACAAATGACAAACCTGTAGAAACTACAGAGAAAGTCGAAGAAAAAGTCAAAGTAACTATCGAAACCGATGGTGAAGTAGAAGTAGCAGATACTAAGAAAGAAGAAGCTCCAGTAGAGACTCCTGTTGAAACTCCTGCAAAGGAAGTAGCACCAGAAGTTAAAACTGAATCAGCAGAATCAGAATTAGTAAAAGCAACAAAGGCACTTACCTCTGTTATTACAGAGTCAAAACCTTTATGGACACCTAAATCTGAAGTAGCAGAATCAGCAGATGAAAGTCATGTTGAAGAAGCATTTACTGACGATGAAGCCAAAAAATTCATGGATAAACTCTTTGAAACTGGCTACAACAAATTGGTCATTGATAAAGAAGGATGGATTGAAGAACACGTAACCGAAGGCAGAACAACAGCAAACGGTATGGTGGAAGAAGCAGTTTCAACATCAGGAACTATTCCAGGTGTTAAACAACGTTCTAATATCAAAGTTCAACTAGGTGCAAAAACAGCAACTCCTATCAGACAGTATGGACAGTTTGAAGCAATTCCAACAGGTCAAAATACTGCCAGATTTTACCGTATCACTAATCCTGATGCAGGAGCTATTACTGAAAGTCCAACTACTGACATCACAGCAGTTACTCATACGCTAACATCTGTCGATGTAACCTGTTCTATTAGAGGTTGGAGACAAGTTGTGGAAAAAGCAAATCTAGAGGATTATCCTGCTAGCTTCCTTAACGCATTAAGAGAAACAGCAAGATTAGAAGCCATTAGAGATGAACACAAACTTATCTTACAAGATCTAGCAGCAACAGATCACGACTTTGGTGGAACATCAACAGCACCTTATCACCTTGGAGGTTCTGATGGTCTTGCTACAACTACACCTACCGAAGAAGATGCAGATGGAGCATTTGATGAAGATGGTCTTACAAAAGCAAAGATGTACTTAGGAAAACTTGGTCAAAACACAGCACCAGGTAACTTGATTGCATTCTTATCAGAGGAAGCATTTGAGAGTCTTTATACCTCAAGTGGATTATCCCAATATACCCAAATAGGTAATGCTAATGTAACCAGATTAGGTCAAATTGAGAGAATATATGGTATCGATATTATTGTAACCAATGAACTCTTACAAGCAAACAACGCTGACAGAAACTTAGTTTGTGTCAAAGGTCAAGCATGGGGTCTAGCCTCACAACGTAAGATGGAAATTGAGTTCCAAAAGAACATCGCAGGTCAATACTTTGACATTGTGTGGACTCATAGAATTGGTGTTGACATCATCGACCCAAATACATATATCATCGTAAGTTCAGTAGCAACTTAGATAAACTACTAACTCTTTTTTATTTTTACTTCTATATATCAATGTCGCCAAATTCGTATTATGGATGTAGATGAACGTATAATCAACAAACTAGACATTTTAGATGAGAAAATAGACAAGTTATGTATATGGAAAACAGAAATGGAGACAGAGTGGAAACATCACTTGTCAGAAATGGAAGAACAACATAATAAGAAACTAAGACGTAGGGATGTAACCATGGTAATATTTGGTTTAGGTATAGCATTAGCAGAGGCAGTACGTTCTCTAGGCATAATATAGAACAAAAGTTTTATATACTCAGTTAAAGTGGAAGGTCTATGGCAAATAACCTAAGATACTATGCTCTAGGAGCATATACAGGTCTTGTTGCATTATTCACAGCATTAGATAAAATCAGCTTTGATGATCCAACTACAGCAGTAGCATTATTAGCTCCAATAGCAATCGTTATAGGTGCTGATTATGCCAAACATAAAAACGATTAGTTAGGTCTTTTTATACCCTAACACTATTTTTTTATTATGGCATTAATATTTCATACCAATCATATTAACAAGAGGTTTGTACGTAGAGTCTTTGAAAATACTTTAATCAATATTGATGATTATCCTTATCATTTTATAAAGGAATGGGATATTCATATATGGCCATTATCAGATACAAATACTCAGTTCTTTGAACATATTAAAACCACATCAGGACAAAAGATTAATCCTGATATGCCTTCAGGTGTAACAGGGTTATATCGTATGGACTTGTACCTACATGATTCATCAAACGCATTTAAAGAGAGAGAGAATAGTGATAGGATTATGCACGAAATATGTCATGCTAGACTAATTAATACTACTCACTTTGTAACAGGAGTTCATCGTAACTTACATAAACGATTCACTACTACATTTTGGTATTGGAATAGGTTTAAATATACAAAATTCACACTATCCATAATTGACATCAGAAAATATCTTTAAGGTTGGTATAGGAATAAACTATTGGGATGACGTAGAAGGACTACTACGTATATTAACTAATGATGATGTATATGATTTTGTAGATAAGATATTTGTTATAGACGGTAGATATGAGGGTAGGAAGGATGAGCCTAAATGTCATCCAACTTATCTCAAAGACCTACTAGGTATTTATTCCAAATTAGAGGTATATGATATGGATAATAGAAAACAGATAGACAAGCGTAACCTATACTGGCACTTGGCAAATATATCAAAAATGGATTATATGATAGTATTAGACTCAGATGAGTATTTACAAATTGAGCCTAAAACACTAAACAGAACGTTACGAACACTTATTGACAAGCCTGAACAATGTTACCCTATTCTACAACACATGGAAGGTGTAGTATCTGCGAGTAGACCTAGACTATTCAAGGCTCCTTTTAACTTTGGACATATTCAAAGTACCAAACCTAACACCATATCTCATGGATCATTATATACACCTGAAGGTGTTGAATTAATAAATCAAATGTATAAATGGTTTGATAATAATCCACAATTCTCAGTTAATGATAATGAGCAGGGAGGAATACCTGGAATTAAAATGTTCCATGACAAGACCTTTCGTAGTAGGGATAGAGTTATAGCAGATAGGGTAT